CTTGCAAACCCTTTAAAAAATGTTCTGTTATCAAAACTTCCATTGTCAGCGTTCCCAAAAACTTGAATACCCTGGTTTACTTGGTCATCAAATGTGAAATTTACTGGGGATCCAGTAGGAGTGGTTTGATAATACAATTGGGCCCCAGAATTAACAGATCCTAGACCCACAATACCGGAATATACCCTTAATAAATCCCCTGAGGCGTTATATTCTTCCCATCCACCATCACGCATTATATCTCTAGTAGTATCATTTAAAGGGGCCCACCCATTAGAATTTCCCCCAGCATCAACACCTATAAGGTATTGACCAGACAGTGCATCCAAAGCGTTCATGGGGAAAGGGGAGTCTTGGTATGTAGATGTTGCCCATAGATCTACAAACTTTCCATATAAAGCTTGTATAGTAACCCCGTCTTTAGCTACTAAGTTACCCGCAACTACCAACTCAAATGTTCTGTTGGGTTCGTTAATTATAAGCTCTGTGCCTACGTTTAATTCTGATCTTAATGTTAATTTTGCCATTTTGTTTTACTTCTTTTTTGTTATTATTGTATAGTTTGAATTTGAATATTGTGTCAAAGTACTGCTTAGTACTTTAGTTTTTTGTAACTCGAATATAAATCCATCTTTAAAAGTAAATCCACTGCTAAACTCAGTTCCTAAATACTTCCCATCGGTTGTTTTTATTATTCTTTCCATTATATATAGTTTCTATCTGATATTAGTGTTACTGGTAATGTTGCGTTTTCCCCACTTAAGTTAAATCCATAAACATAGTTTACAACAAAACCTTTTTTTATAACTCCAACATCTACAGATTGAGCACCTGAGTACACCCAAACAAAGTCTGTACCTGATTGAGCATCTGCGCTTGCTAATACTGTATCTGTTCCTGCTTCTAGGATTACTACGTCACAACCTGTTTTGTTTACAGATACTGTAAATGTTTTAGATGGAAGTATAAAATTAACCGCAGCTCCTTCTGTTGTAAAAGTAGGTGTAGCTTGTCCCGCTTCTAAGGTGATATTAACAACACCACTGGTAGCTAAAACATTTATATCTGAATTTGAATCGTAACCAATCCATATAGTTCCTGAAAAGTCATACGTTCCCGCTTCAGTTATTTCTACTCCATATATCTCTTCACCTTTAGTGAATATGCAGTTAATTAACTCGGCTCCATCAGTTACGGTCATTGCTTTAGTAAGGTCTAGACTACTATCAAATGCACAGTCAGAAAACAATCCCCCTTTACCATCAATTAAATCACATTCTAACCACTGTGCTCCATTACAAGGAATATTATCTTGCCAAGTGACTGTAAAGCCCTGAGCAATAAAAGCATTAAAGTCGTATGTTGCTGATGTTGATGATGCTGGGTCTATAACAAAGTTTTGTGGTCTAGGGCAACTAAGAATAGATTGCCCAAACGACATTCTACAATTAGCACTAGCTTTTACCACATAGTCTATTGAGTTATTTGGAATATTATAAGCATCGCTTTTTTCTAGGTATTCAGCCGAAGAGAATGGACTTCTGTAAAATGTAGGAATTACCCCATCCCCTATTTGCACAGATGAGGTTAAAAGTTCTTGGGATTGACCTTGAGAAGATGATTTATTTTCTATTCCACTCGACCTCATAGCATTGCTAACCCTACGAGTAGTTATAGGGTTTAGTAATCCACCGCCTGTAACAATAAGGGGAGCATCTATGCCAATGTTTTGCCACACGCTTGATCTTTTTGAGGTATTGGTTTGCCGGTTTTCTCCCACCCAACCCCACACAGTAATGTCAGAATAGTCAACCGTTCCTGATCCTACAAAGAAAGGTAAGTCTAATATGTTACCATAAAAAGTAAACACTTGAACTTCTGGTAGTTTTCTTATTGCGTAGTTACCTGCGCTATCTTCAAAGTACATATGAGATGTACCGACTTTATAAAAGTTTGTAGCGATTGAACCTAAATCAAAAGTAAAGAATGTTTTAGGGTTAGACCAATCTTTACTTGGAGTAGGGACTAAGATGCCTACCCAAGTATCTCTAACACCTCCTAACCCTAACGCAATAGTGTGTAGTCCTGAAAATCCAAAACCTGAATTACTGCTAGGCCCAATTAACATGTTTCCTGCGGGAGAAACGGTTTTACTTTCTATTGAAGAAACTTTAGTATGTAAAGAAATTGGAGTCGGAGAACCTAGTGGGTCTATTTGCCCCATTCTATGTATAAACTCAAAACCCCCAGTTAATCCATGAGCTTTTGACGCACCTACAGCACTTTTAAAAGCCCATGCTGCTGCTGAGTGCCTATCAGAACTTCTGGCTACTACACGCTCTGTAGGCTGATTACCTGCAACACCCGCCGCATTGCTCTTAGCAACTATAGTAAAACCTGTAGATTCAGCCCCTACTGTAAAGCCTTGTTTTTCAAATTGAAGTGGCTGTGACGCTCTGTTTACGCCAATAGAAACAACTAGGTTGTAGTCTTGGGTAGTAGTTAATGCGGGTATAGTCATTTCCGCTCTTTGAAGGTTATTTGAATCTCTCTCATAATCATCGATTGGGTTGGTGAGATCAGCACCTCTTACAACCATAGTAATAAATACATGCCTAGCACTACGGGTACAGTTTATTGTAGGGTTTGGTTCATTACTTGAACTAACCTTCTTGTACAACATAAAGTAACTGTGTGTATTCAGAGAATCACTACCGCCATCGGTATACCCTGCGCTAGTGTAAGTACAAGCGCCAAGCGTACCCCCAATAATAACTATGTAGTCATCAGCTCTATGTTTTGGCAACACAGGAGTGTAACTGTTGGCGTTACTTGCCAATGCTTCTGAGAATGATTCTTTGATGAATGCCATATATTAAAATAATGTTTTGTTAGTTTTGGCCCTATATTTTACAATTATTTATTTATAAAACTATTTTTTATTTCTTTTATTAAATTATCATTATAGGATTTTAATTTTTTACCTTGGTAAAAATCAAAAATATTATCTTTGGTTATCCCCTTTTTATGTTTTGCTCCTTCAAATAAACTGTTTAATTTATTAACATGATCAATAAGAATGGAATTGTCTTCATCTAGGGATTTTGGGGCTTGTTTAATTTTAACTGAAACCTGAGGTTTATGAGCTTCTACGGCTCTCACTTCGGTTACACTTACTTTCTTGTCTATTTTTACTCCAAATTGGGACTCCCAGGGTGTAAATATATGATTTTCACATATAATTTCTAACTTAATACTACCAATATCACCCTCAGATATAAATTCCTTTATAGAATCTAGAGGAACATTACAATTTCCACTTGTATCTAGGGTTCCCTCAAATACGAAATTATTCCCCCTTACATTTTCAATAATAATTCTAGGAGTGGTCTTAGATGCTTCAATTCCAGAAACTTCTACTTGGCAATCAAAAGTATTTGATTTGTCTTTATAAAGATAATGCATAATTTAATTTGTTTATAATAAATATAAGGGACCCACATTGCAATTATGGGGATAAAAGCAACCTCAAACTTTAGTTGAATTTTTTATCGTTAATTCTTAACCACTCGTCGTTATCAGTGGGATCAATATAATACTCTTGACTGATATTACTCACACCATCATTTATACAAAGTATTGGTTCGTTCGAAAATCGAATTTCTTGTACCTTTTCCTCCTTTACAATTAAGTCATCAGACAGCACCCCAACAGAATGAAATATCCCAGAGTTAGGGTAACAATTTAAAATAACTTTCCCAGATTTTAATTTTATATCATATTCGTATTTATTATAACCCCCATTATAAGGTTGGAAAGTATCAGAATATTTACAGGTATTTTTTTTCATGTTTAAATTGATTGAAAACGTTTTATAACATCATAATGTTGAGAGGGTAAAAACATATTCAAATAATTTGTTACTGTTATAGAAAAGGGGATAATAATCTCATCTTTTATTCTCTCAGGGGTATGCTCACTTTCTACAACCTCGTACCCTAAATTATCTTTCATAATTACTATATATTTCATAATTCCTTTATTATTTGTAAATATACGAACAATATTTCACTATAACAAGAAATAAAAATATTTATTTAAAAGTCTTTTAACTCTCCCCACTTTTTCAATAATAGGGAATTTTATTTGAGGTTTAAAATCCTTTGGGAAATCTAACTCTTTAAATTTATATATCTCAGAGGCATTATAAACTCCTAATATATAACTCCCATCTTTTACTTCATGGGCCATATACATAGTATCACCAACCATGGGCTGAGAACCATCAGCATATTTTAGTTCAGAATATTTTTTTAAAATTTCAAAAGTAATAGGTGAATTAGAAGATATTTGCCTCTTAATTGAAAGATCTATGTTTTCTACATTACTCTCCATTGTGTTCGGTTTTTATAAATATTTGTTCTTTGAGACCATCCCTATATGTTATTGATACCTTATGTCTTACACCTTCATCTTCATTTACACTATTTATAATAGAAATCTCAACTATATTTTTTGACTCCCTAATAAGATGTACTGCTTCTTTAATTTTTTCTTTATAATCCATTTAATCAATATTTCTTAATTTATCTCGCTGTAATACAGAATTTTGAAATGAAATTTTTTTCTCTAATTGATTTATATAACTGTTAACATCCTTTAATTCTGCACTTACCCGTTCTGATGATGTAAACACATTTTCATTAAGTTTTCCTTCAATGATGTTAAGTCTTTTTCCAATAGTTGGGAATTTAGAATCTATACTATCTAGATGGTTTTCATTAGACATAATTTTATCCCCTAACTTTTCTATATGTTTGTATAATTTATGTATTTTACATTTTTGAGTTACATAGTTCTTAACTAACATTACACTGTTAATAATTCCTATAAGTAACCCTAATATTGTTAGATATTCCATATCTTTTTTATTAATACCCCAACCTCATTATTAAGGTTGGGGGTTATATTTTTCTTAAAATTATGAACGGGTCTGCACTCTATTAACAAGTTCAGTACCTCTTCTTACTTGCACAATTGTAGCGTTAGGTACAAAAGTTAAGGCCTCAGCTATTTCATCACCTATCTGTGTAGTTACTTGAACTACTACCCCTTTACCAATGTCCATGGCTTTAGTAGATTTCATCCAATTTTGAGACGCTGAACTAGCTTTAGCTACTAACAGCCAACAGTCAGGGTCTCCTATAACTTGCACATCTGATACTTTTTCCTTTAAATCTTTACTGCCTGTAATGTCTAGAGGTTTAGTTTTGATATCTGAAATTTCTCCTTCTATTTCTTCCAAAAGTTCGTTCTTCACATTTACTTTTAATTCTTCTACCGCAGTATCATCAATACCACTCTGTGTTGTTTTCTTTACTGCTGGTTTACTTGTTTTTTTCTTAGCCATTTTTAAATTTGTTTATTTATTAATTTATTGTGTTTATACGTATTAGGAAATATTTCATCACCATTTTTATCATGTAACGTAACTATATGGAAATAGTTATCTAATTTTTGGATTAAATCGTGTTGTAAAAAATGTATTACCATTCCAAATTTACTAAAAGATAATGTGTTACCTACGTTTTTTGAGGTTTCCTTTGCTTTCACATAAATTTTATATAACAAAGCTACACTCAATGTATTAGTTGTTCGAGCTTTATTATATTCTTCCTTAAATTCTCCAATAAGTAAATCCATATTTTAATTTAATTGCCTAATTAATAATTTTTCTTTAACCATTTGTAAATCTAAAGATAAAAGTGTGCAAAATACTTTTAACTTTTCATCGTATTTTAAATCGATCAAATAACTATCACTATAATAATCTATCATGTTTTCCATAATATAAATATAATTAAGTTAATATGGGATCCCAAATTATCTTGCAACCATTTTGGGTTGTATTTTAAATTATACTTTCTAAAAACTAAATTTTTATTTAATAATTTAAGGTTTTTTAATTCTTCTTCAATCCTTAATTCATCAAAATATTTTAAAATTCTTTTATGTTTTTTAATCGTTTTATCCATTGTCCCCATAATCCACTATGTCTAAATCATCACCATCATCATCTAACAACCCCTCCTCATATAATTCACTGTTATTTTTATTAAATTCCCCCAACTCATGAATTTCATCTATGTAATGATCATCGAGTTCAAAGTTTCTATTTAAATTAACCTTTGTAGCATCATTACCAATTTCAATAGCCCTTATGTCTTTAGCAGTAAATACTTCTCCTATATAAAGATAATAACAGTTATAACATAAAAGCTCAATATTATACAAATAATAGTTAGTACTATCTTTATTTTTAAAATTAAGGATTAAGGGGGTTTTTTGATCTATAACCCTTTTCTCACTAAATGAACACCTAGAACAACATTCGGCCAACACCTTTTCTTTCACTAATAATTCTTTAATTCTTGATGGTTCAAAGTGTAAAGCCGATACCCTACCATCTATGATATCATTTATTACTGTATAATCACTATCCCCCTTTCTAGAAATGTGTTTTCTAATACCGTGCCCCGATGGGTTTAGCTGTTCGTCAAATAGGGTGACACCTGTTTTTTTATTAACATACAATTTTGCCCATTTCTTATAATGAATATAACTTACGTGGAGATATCGAGATGCCGCTCTACACGATTTAGTTCTATTATTAGCGGCTTGTATTTCTTCTTTAGTTAAGGGTTTAGCTTTAGGCATCTTATTTAATATTTAAAAAATTTAGGGCACTTAAAAAATCCAGAGGATTAAATGATTGAGTGTTTTTTGTATCAAATATGTATTTTTTCCCCCCGTGTTCCTCTCTTTCTTTTTTATTTAAGTATTTAACTGGAGTTGCGTACCATTTTAGATCTTCTCTTTTAGTTCCATTTAAGAATAACATTCCTTTTTTTTCATCATGAAAATAGGTTGGTACCATTACCTCTCCCATTTTATTTTTAAAAAGAGAGTCTTTATATATTTCTGGCAATACCTGCAATTGTTCATCTAAAAATTGGGAATCTTCTACACACAAACTATTCGTTAAACACCCACAACCAAAACACATTTTGTTTTTTAAATCTTTTTTAATTTCTGTGACATATAGAGCTTTTTTAATCTCTTTATCACACTCACAAGTTTTTAATTCATCGTAATTCATTGTCCAATATGTTTTGTATAATTTAATACTTCAAATTTGAAATCCTCATCTGTGTTAAATTTATGCATAGATACTTCAGCCAATTTTTGGAATGAAAACTTTGATGGTTTTGACTTTTCTTGAAACTCATCCCACAATTCGGGTAATACCCTTACACTAGTTAATTTTTTATCCTTACTTTTCATTTGTTATTTTATTTATAAATATATATGAATATTATTTAAATCTCAACCCTTGACCACAAGTCTTTAAGTCTTCACTATAGGGGCAAAAGGCACAATTCCACTTTGAAGGTTTTGCTTCAAATTTTTTATCTTTAATCTTACTGTTTTCATCAAAAGCCTCATTAATAAAATTAGTCACTAATTTTTCAGCTTTTATAATTGTATTTCTTCCATCGGAGGGGGAGTGTTCTTGTAATCTACTTTGGGGGAAATCTATATTATCATATAGTTTTCTCTTCAGTATAAGATATTTAATTTTGATATTCTTCAATTCAAATCCAAAAATGTCCGATAAATATTTTTTATATACCACAAGTTGTAGATTTTTTAATTCATCTTTTTTTTCAAATTTAGGTCTCCACCCCCTCGTGCTAGTTTTTAAATCTATGATTTCTATGGTGTTGGTGGGTTCATGGTATAAAACAACATCCAAGTAACCCCTAAATGTTATATTTTTTTTAATTTTGTCAGGTAAAATTGATATAGGAGTTTCACACCCTACTAGGAACCAACCCCTTTTATTAAAATATTTTCCCCTTTTTGATTTAAATTCCTTTAATATCAAAGAACCGTCAGTGAAAAACTCATGCATTTCTACAGGATCGGTAAAATGGGTTGATTGGTTTTTCTTATAAAGTTTTTTATATTGTTCTGAAAATTTACTTTGTAACATACTAATCAAATCCATTGAATCAGCACTAACAACTGTGTTATTGTACATTTCCTCTAAATATTCTTGAATTACTTCGTGTATGCAAATCCCAAATAACAAATTAATGTTTTGGTCTGGGGGTCTTATTTTTTCCTTATATTTAAGTGCCCATTTTTTGGGACAAGATTCATACATTGAGGCTTGTGAATATGAAATTACCTTATCAAATGCAAAATTAATGGGTCTGATAGGTTTGTTTCTTATCGCTTTTACTATTGATGGTATTTTCTTATTTTTAGCCATTTTTAACTTTTATAAGTTTTTTTATTTCTTTATCGTCAACACCTCTCCTTTTTAATAAATCTACAATTTCTTCTTTAGACAATAATTCAACATATTCCTTAACTTCCTTAGTCGATAATTTAAAAATATCATTTAAATATATTAATAACTCTTTAGGATATTTTTCTTTCTTCCCTTTAACCCATTTATGCCATTTATAACTTTTTGGTGTAAGGTCTTTATAAGCATCATATAGCATTTCTTTATTTGAAATTTCCTGTAATTCATTTACCAACCCCAATAAATTATGATCCATACTTATTAAACGATTAATCATAAATGGTTCAAATTTATCCCAATCTTCAGGAGTAAATTTAGATTTGGGGGTTTTATTCTTTCGAATTTCATCCCCCCATCCCCAAAGATTTTTTATCATAAAGTTTGATCTTTTAATTCATCCCTTAATTCAGGTGGTATTGTTTCAGCTACTATCTTTCCAGATTTAGCATCAAAAAATACAGGAATTGGAATAAGAGCATCTTCACTAGTTCCACTTACGAACTTAGATTGTTTTCTTAATAGTATCCCTTGTTGAAAAATCACCCCCCCATCAGGTGTTTCAATACTTTCAGTGTTTCTTAAATTTACTTGGGGTTGTCCTTGTTGTCCTTGTTGTCCTTCCATTTTTCTAATTTTTAATGTTTATTTAACGTTTTTAATTATTTCTGAAATACATGCCATTATGTTGATTTCTTTATCAATCTTAGACAATGACTTGTGGTAATAGTCGTGAACTATAATTGCTATTGTTCCTAAATTTTTAGGACTATATTTATCGGCTTTGTAATATAATGATTTTAACAATGAATCAAAATCACTAACATCGGAATCTTGAATAATTTGTCTTATTGTTCTAATATCGGGTTTATCGGATCTTAATTCTTCCATCACTTTTTCCTGATATGATGATTTTATTTCAAAACTTTTAGTAGTCTTTAATATCCCCTCGGATATATTAAACTGAACCGTATTTAAAGTTTGTCTTATATCAGGGTATGTATCATTAATAATATCAACAAGAGGGTTGGTTTCAAACTTAATATTTTCAGTTTTTAAAATTTCACTAACCCTTTGATAAACTGAGCCTTTTCCTGGGGGTTTTATATTTATTGGTTTACACCTCGATAACAAGGGGTCAATAATCCTTTCAATATAATTACAGGTTAAAATAAATCTTGTATTGGTTGAATATGTTTCAATAACTGATCTTAATGATGTTTGGGCATTAATAAGTAGGTAATCAGCTTCATCAAGTATAATAACTTTTAATGGTTTGGTTGACATTGAAGAAGCAAAACCCTTAATTTTCCCTCTAATAGTTTCAATCCCCCTTTCATCGGATGCATTTATATATTCATAATCACAATCCAACATATTAACTATGATTTTAGCTAATGTTGTCTTACCCGACCCGGCATTTCCATAAAATGTATAATTTTGTATATCATTATTTTTTATTTGACTACGTAACGTATCTTTGAATTCGTCATGACCTATGAAACCTTCTAAAGTATCGGGTCTAAATTTTTCATTTAATAATAATTCACCCATATTTTTATAATTATGATTTTGGTTAAATATACGAATAATAACCAGATGTTCCAATATATATTAAAAAAAAAGGACCCTATTTTTAGAGTCCCTTATTCACTTATCATTTATTACCTTTTACATATTCTTTTCAGCTTCCATAGAGCATGTTCTGAACTCCTTAAGAGTATCTTTAATATCCCTAGCTGAACTTCTGGATAACCTTTTACTTCTTTTTGAGGTTTTTTCTACTAATACCCTCATCTCAGCAACTTGACTTTCAAGCTGTTGTACTAATTCTAATTCTGTCTTTTCCATGTTTATTTATTTATATTAATATTTAAGGTATTACATCATACCCATTTGATCCATCATATTTGCGCCAGGATTAGGGGATTTATCGGTTTCTACATCACACACGACACATTCCGTCAAAAGTATAGTACTTGCGATTGAAACCGCATTTGTCAATGCATTTCTAGTAACTTTTGTTGGGTCTAATATACCTTCATCTCTCATATTTTGGTCTCCTCCCTTAATAACATTAATAGATTCCCAATGGTCCTCTTTGCCTAACAATATTTTATCTATACAATTATTAATATGAGTTATATCTTGTCCTGCATTAAGATAAATACGTCTAAAAGGTTCCTTTATAACTTCTTTCATTATTGAAGAACCATCCGTATCTATATCTAGGAGGCATTTCAAAGCTTTAATAAAAGCTACACCACCACCAGGAAGGATGCCTTCTTCAAGGGCCGCTTTGGTAGCATGCAGGGCATCAGTTACCCTATACTTTCTTTCAAGCATTTCGGGTTCCGTAATTCCACCAACATATATAATAGAGACACCCCCCACAAATCTTCCTAACCTACTTTGAAGGTGTTCTTTTTGGAAAGCAGTGGCTTGTGGAGATTCAATTTGTGTTTTTATAGATTTAATTCTATCTTCAATTGTTTTCTCATCTCCCTTACCGTCAATAATGGTAGTATCATCTTTCGTAATATTGGCTACTTGTGCTTCACCAAACCAATCCCAAGACATATTGTCTAAATTCATACCCTTTTCCAAAGATATAACTACACCTCCTGTAGATATAGCAATATCCTCAAGGATCATCTTTCTTCTTTCCCCGTAATCTGGTGCTTTGACAGCACAAACATTCAAGGTTCCTCTTCCCTTATTAACAACTAAAGCAGCTAATGCTTCATTATCAATATCTTCAGCTATAATCAACAAAGATCTTCCTTCTGCCGATATTCTTTCTAATGTGGGAATAAGTTGTTTAATTTTTGATAATTTACCATCAATAATTAAAATTAGAGGGTTTGATAATTTTGATGACATAGTATCATTATCTGTTACAAAGTAAGGTGATTTATAACCTTTGTCAAATTGTAAACCTTCTACCGTTTCAATGTACGTTTCTCCAGTCTTAGATTCCTCAATATGTACAATCCCATCTTTTCCTACATTATTTAAAGCGGTAGAAACCAATGTACCCATTTCTTCTGAATTGTTAGCTGATATTTTAGCTATTTGTTTCAGTTGGGACTCACTTGTTATGTCTTTAGAAATTTCGTTTACTATATAGTTTCTAACGAGTTTGGAAGCTTCTACTAATTCTGATTTTAATTGGGTTACATTAACCTCCTTAAACTTCATAAATTCCATCCCTAACTCTACGGTTTTGGATGCTAATATAGTTGATGTCGTTGTTCCATCACCTGATTGACTATTAGTTTTTATAGAAGCCTGTTTTATTAACTGGGCACCCATATTTTCTAATTCATTTTCAAATTCTATATTTTCAGCAACTGTTACTCCATCCTTAGTAGAAAAGGGCATCCTTTCTCCACTATTTATAATAACATTTCTCCCATATGGTCCTAAAGTAGAAGATACAGCGTTACTTAAAATAGATATACCCCTCATTAGACCGTCTCGACCTTCTTCTTGGAAATAAACTTTTTTATTCATTTAAATTATTTTATTATTATTATTATTATTCCTTAATTTTTGCATCCTCGATTGTCCCTAATAAATCATTTTCAGGTCCTACGTAATACGTATTATTACCCATAAAAAATTTACCAAACCCCATGGTAGGCAGAATTACAATTTCCCCTACTTTAGACACATTTTTAATAAATTCTCCGGTAATACTATACTTACCTGGCCCTACATCAAGAATCCTTCCAATCTTGTTTGATTCTTTTTCAAAATCAGGGATAACAATATGGGAACTTCCCATACCTTCTAATTCTACAGGTTCTATAATGACACTGTTAAATTTAGCTTTTAATTTCATTTTTATCTATTTTTGTTGTTATATTTTTCCATAAATTTTTCTAAGTTATTTTGTATAATTTCTAACCTATCAAAATATTCATCTAATGAATTAGAGGTTTCAAATTGCAACATACCATGCTTTAGGTAACCCTTCAAAGCATGTGCCATTGAGACATAATATCCTAAGTTTTTGGTGTAAGGTTTCCCACCTTCTCTAAGGACATCCATCCTAAGAGAAAAACTAAATTCATCCTCAACAATATAAAAAGGTTCCAATAATGGATCTCTAGTATTGGTAACATTACTTTGTCTTGTCTTTTTCATATTATGCGTTTGTTTTAATATAATTAATATAGTCCGTTATTCCAACGTACTTTATTCATTTCTTGTTAAAAAATATTCACTATACACTTTTTCCTCAGAGAATTCTAGTTTCATCATACCCTTAGATGATATTTTTAAAACCCCATCATTACATTTTTTGTTGTTATTGAGTATTGAATCAAAAATTATTGAATCAAAGGGCATCTCTTTCCCAAGCTCTTTAATATCTCCTTTCATTTCAAAACTAATATTGTTTGAATAATTGTTATTTTCCCCAAACGTAAATACACAAGTGGGCTTCTCATCTTCGTCTCTTAAAGTGCTGATAGACATTTTATTATTATCTGTTAATGACTTTTGACATTTAATTAAGTTATCAATTTCACTCGGGGTTAAATTTAGTTTGATATCATAATCATCTAAATCCTTATAGTATGATACCTTATCTAAAATTAAAGTATCGGCCAATGTGTATATAACTTTGAAGTTTTTATCTTTTACTAACATTTTTTGATAAAGACCATGTTCCCCTTTAAAGATAACATTTAATTCATCGTCCGTAACTTTAATGAGTTTTAATAATTGTTCTGTATCAAATACTCCTATTTTTATATCCTCCTCAAAAACACCAATATCAAAATCCTCTAATACAACTTTACAAACCTTACCTCTTTTACCAGCATATATTGTCAATTTATTATCTGGTGATATGGTCCACTTTACGGATGGATTAAACCCATTTAAATAATATTTATTTATAACGTCTACTAATTTTTCTTTTTTAATCATACATCTAATGTTTCAAATTTATTAATATATGGGTTTAAATCAAAGGACCACCCCAAATCTTCAAATAACCCTTCTAGTTTATTTTGTAATATTTTATCAAATGTTTTATCAATATCTATATAATCTATCAAGAAGTTTTTTATCTCCATAGGTATATCATAATCTAAAAAAGCCATGGAGTTTATTTTATATTGATTATCTTTTAAGTAAACCCATTTGATTTTATCATATTGAGTAATGTAAGAATATTTACCTGATAAATTATACACATCTAAAAGATTATTATACCTAATGGCCGCTCTTACTGAACCCGGGGTTCTTTTTTTAAATTCTGGGAATGGGTTATCTTTTACTTTAGGATTATATTTTTCAAGAGTTTTTACTGCAGTAGGGTTTCCAATATCTTGCAAAGGTAAATTTAAATTAATAACATTATTCTTAAAACTTCTTAAATCTTTTAGTATCATTTTGGCATCAGCTCCTTTTAATACATCCTCTACAACCTTATGAAACATATCCCCAAATATTTTTGGGAAATTAACTTTCATGAACTCCAATCCTTTAATGTCTAATTCTTCAACTTTAATCCCTTCTTTCTTAGTAATCCACTGTGCATATCTTCTAGTAGCCCTAAAATAAGATGATCTAATAACAGCTTCGGTTTTCATCTCTAATTTATGATCAGAAACATTAAATGTATTCTTAGAGAATACATCATAATACGATGTTATAAGGTCTTGGTATTTTATAGCTACTTGTTCCAATCTCATATCTTTCTCCCCCTCATCCATCTCTTCGAAATTTTTAAATAATTTCTCAAGAAGGGGTTGGGCATGGAAATAAACTGAATCCGTATCTGAATAAATTATGTAAGGATAATCATTTTCTTTACATAAAGTTTCAGGTACGCCAGATTTAATAGGTAGTACTTTTCTACTTTTTTTCAACCTCTTCTTTATTGAGTTCTAATAATATATCATCTGTCGTTAAGTGTTTTTTATCCATAGACACAAACACCCCCAATAATACTTTAAAAATAAATAAATAGATTATAATTCCAACCAACGGGAAGAAAATTACACTTATAATGAAATTTGTCATATTGTTTTTGATTTTCGTTAATATAATAAAATTGTGTGGTTTATACAAATTTAATCCAAAGATTCTTTAAATAATGTCATCTTTTCTTCATTTCTTACTAATTCATTCATATGACTATTTGCAAATAACCCACTTTCTTGGATGATTCTTTGACCACTTAAAGTTATGGATTCAGATATTCTAATATCACCACCATATCTAAACCCCTTTAAGGATAAAGCACCATACGTACTATTTAATAAGATTTTTATAGTATATTGTCTTAAATACCAATAATCCCCTTCTACTTTATCCCCCTTTTTATAGGCGACTTTCATTTTTGTTTTATATTCAACCCTTTCATTAAACCACAGTTCTAGTACTTCAGATATTGAGGATTTTTTGTGGGTTGTATACATAACACCATTTGCGGATATTGAGTAGTTATTTTCTTCAATTAGTTTTATTAAATCCTTAACCTTAATATCAGTTCTTTGTTGATCTACATTTTCTATCTTAATCATGGAGTCTGAGTTCATATCTCTTAAACCATCAAGACCCTTTCGGCTATCCCTATCATTTTCTAATACTATGTTCCCTACATAGGTTTCTCTACCACAATTTAATGTTCTTATAATAGCTGGATACAGGCTAGTTAAATCTTCATCAAAAACATATTTATATATCCCCGGAGTGGCACAATATAAAAACCCTCCGGCATAATTAAATTTATGGATAGGATACCTTTGTTTTGCAGGAGGTATTATATTCTTACTTAATAAAAATGATGAAATAGCCCCATCTTGAGAGATACTGCTATAGTAAACATCACTGTAATTATGTTTCCCCTTATGGGAGATATTTAATGTTAACCCTAAATAATTCCACTTTTTTTCTAATCCTATTAGGATTTCAACATCCCTAAAGTTATATTCTACATAGGTTTCGGGGTCATCTCTAAATAAATCATCCAGGGTACCATTATACTCTATTTTAGGTAACTTTAAATATTTTTCTCCTAATTTTCCCAATTGATAACTAGGTTCCTCTTTCCAGCTATATTTTTTGTGTAACCTCATGTAATCCATGGATTCTACACCCAGAATTTGTACATAACTATCACTACTGTACCAGTAGTTATTATTTTTTTTACATTTTACTTTTCCTATAGGTGATAAATAATTCCCCCATTCTTCACCTAAAACTTTACATATTCGGTAATACAGGTATGGTATATCAAAATAATCACCATTAAAATGAGATATTATATCCAATTCAGATTCAACCCATATTTCTACAAACTTGGCAAGCAAAGCTTCTTCTGATTCTACGGGTATTATCTCTTTCCCATTTGATATTGTGTGCTTTAAGGCATTATGTTCATCCCATATTAGAGTAACAAAATAATTATCACTTTGTCTATAAAAAGCTATTGAAGTAACGGGTTGGGGGCAACTTTCTATGTATTCCTCAGTTAACTTACCACCTAATTTTATTTCAATATCAAAAAACCCTATGTTGTGACCAGTTGAGGGGTTATCATTTATACCATATTTCTCAATTAGAAACTTTTGGTTAGGAGTCATATCATGAAAATGAAGATTCTCATCATTCCTATCAAAATCGGTAACTTTTTGTAACCATTCACCACTCATACCTCTGTAGGAAGCATTATTTTTAGAACATTCTATATAGGCTTCGTTTTTCCATAAATGTTTAGAGTACCCATCTTCATCATCCCACAAATGAATTATACTTTTGTTTTTACCTGCGTATTCATGATAACATTTTCTGTACATAACAATTTTGTTTATGTTGAATATAATAAAAAAATGGGCAAAAAACTAATTTTACCCATTATTCTTTATATATTTTTAAAATATTACTTACCTTGCTTACAATCTTCAATCTCTTTTTCTGTGAAAAATTGTTTTAAATTGGGCTCATAAAAATTTATATTTTTACCCACTTTATTATCAGATTCTCTATAAACAATAAATTTATTTTTAACTTT